CATACGCCCCACCATTGCCCCAGTGCCGGACATGGACAGTTCATACACATCATCCATCGCCCCTTTTTCGGTGACGTAGGATACCGTGATACGGGCGTTAGACGTGTCGGCCATGTTCATGTGAAGCCGGTGAATCTTCTTTTTCCGTTCCTGAGACCCGAAATCAAACACCTTTGTCTGAAAACACGATTGGATTTCCCGGTCCTCCACTGATATATCAAACTCTCCCGTTTCAAACGCCGGTCCGCTCGGGTGAAAGACACAATCCCTCTCCCCGTCCAGGAGATAGGCGGCGCCGAACAACGCGCGTGTCGGCATACCAGATCTGTCATACGAATGATACTGTAGACAGAAAGCGGACAGGCGGTCCCCCTTCGGCATAACGGCCGCGGGCACACACTCCTCCGGGAATTCCCAGCAGTACCAAGACATGTTCCGCTGCGCCTTCCGTTCGTCGGAGTAGGTTGCGTAATACTGAAACACACCGTCCATATAATCCAGCAGATAGACCCGGTTCCAGACAAACAGCATGTAATGCCCGTCTACATCACAGGAGAGGGCGCTTTTTAACAAATACCGGTCTTCCGCCTTCAGACGGCTTTCGATCATAGCAGACAGCTTGCGCACATTCCGCTCGCTCGCCTGGTTTGCCGCCATCAGGCCGTATACTGCCCCGTCGGAGGTTGCCCAGATTAGACGGTTGTTGCAAAGCTGAATCGTGTTTGGGCAGTCACAGCCGATCCCGGAATTAATGGGGGTAATGGGAAAAATGGCGGCGTTGGCGGTCACGTCCACCACCTTGCCGTCGATCACATCCTGCGCCGTGTAGGTGTTTCCAGATACATACTCCGCGCTGTAAATCTCGTGTTCCTTGAAAATCACCAGAATGTCCGTCTGCTTTCCGAACCCCGTCACCTTTTGGGAGGATTCCCCAATATAGGCGTAGTTGTTTTCTGGGAAATACAAGGGGTTGTTGATATCGCTCCAATGCACCAGGTTCGGATGATCCGGGTTCCCGGACGCAAACAAGCGGGTCCCCCCGTTTATGCCGGACCGGTCCCCGCCGAACCAAGTGGCAAACTGCATATTCGATATCTTTTTGGTGGCCTCCGGATCCGTTTTCCAGGCCGTGACGATAAGGTTATTTACACTTGTGGCCGGAAGGGCATAAGCCGCCCCACCATCCGATTTATAAAAATCAACCAACCCGGACCCGTAATATATCCGGGCAGTCACTTGTTCCCCTTCCACCGTTGCAGTGGCCTCTCTATATATCGTGCTTCCGCTGAATCCGCTCCATACAACAACGTTGCCACCAGAATCCGTATATTCGATTCGTTCAGGCTCCTGACTGTTCTGCGTCAGGTCTTCTGTTGGAAGCTTGAAACGTACAGCACCCCCGTCTGTCGTAAATGCCGTACGAAACGCACCAGTTAACAGGTTATACCCCTCAAAAAAGGTTCCTCCGCAGGTCAGCGTCCCAACAAAAGATAGGTCATATCCTTTTGCATTTACCACCACTAGCGGGGCATAGAATGCGGACTTTTCGATTTTTTGAAGCTCAAAATTCTTATTCATGCTGTATATGTCGCCGCTGTTGAAGACTGCGTAAAGACCGATACCGTCCTCCGTGGGGTTTGCGGCAAACATGAACATGCCGGTGGGATATGGGTCGCCGTCGCCTGGAATGAGCTCCTCATAAAAATACAGGGCGGATACATGCGTGGCTTTCCCGCTTTCATCGAATTTGTAAAAATGGTATGCGTTATTAGACCGGCTCATTTCGAACTCACAATAACAGCACACATAATCCTCCGGTTTTCCATCCCGGTACACCCTCACCGGCGGATGCACCTGGCAAGAAAGGGAATCGCCAATGCCGGACGTCTGAATATGGAACGAACGCTCCACGGTGGTCGCAAGCCCCGCCCTGGTCCGCAACGCCTGATCCTTCCACCACATATTCAAAACGGCGGTGAGCTGGTTGTCCTCCACCAGGTTCGGCGCATCGTTCAGGTTCACACCCCCGTTCAGGGCCGGGACAGACACACGGTATTGATTGCTTTTCGGCATTTTCGGGATCCTCATGTCAGTCCTCCCATACTACCGGCAGCACATCGCCCCTGCGCTTTGCCGGGCGATGCACATAATTGCGTTTTTGCTGATACAAGGCCGCGTAAAACTGCTGATTGGCCCCATCCCCGTCGGCTTGGGCGAGCATCATCGCCACCCCATACGGCATCACCGTCTCCACGGCATCCGTGGATAAGGGGATCTCCTGCCCTATCGATGTCAAGGGTTGAAATTCCCCGCTTTTTTCAAGCGGCCAGACCTCCGCGTAGATCTGATTGACGGTTTCCAAGCCCCGCCGATACAGCTCCGCCGACAGCCCGGCGTCAATCTCACCGGACGCATTGGTATACCCCAGCAGATTCATGGCCCGTCTCAGGATGTCCATTCCCGTTTTCATGCCGTCACCCCTATCTGAGCCAGCAAGGCCGCCTGTTCTTCCGGCGAAGCGGCGTCGAACACCGCGCGGTATTCCGGTGAAAGCCCGTCAATCACCGACTGCGCATCCACGCCTCCCTGCCCTATGGAACCTTGTCCCATGGAGCCCTGTTGCGCCGCGAGTTCCGCCGCTCGCTCTGCCTCCTGCATCTCCCGGATCAGCCCACTCAGGTTCGGCACCGAACCCTTTGGCAGCCGTTCCAGGTATTGCCTCGGCGTGATAATCTGGGATGCCAGCAGGTTATCCAGCGTCTTGACGCTCTGTATCTCGCTCCACATCGTGGACGCTCCCACATCAATCTTAGTGGATATGAGCAAATCACGGTATTTTTGGCCGTCAAAAGGAAGATACCATATTCCGTTTTCATCCTCGATTTTGAGCTGCCGCTTTCCGTACATCGACACCCACATGTCCGCCCATACCCGCGCCACATCCTCGATAAAGGAATAAAACCGGTTTTGCACCGATTGCATCGGCATAGTGGCGGCTTCCCGGACGGCGACGATCGCCGACGTGTTGTCCGGCCTGACATCCCCCAGCGCCGCGTCGTTGGCCCCTGACTGAGACAGGGTGTTGGATATCAGGGAGGTGATGTTGTTGTCAAACGCCGGGGAAAAGTTTGGCGGGTTGACATATCCAAGGGCGTTCCCGATGCTTTCGCCCGTCCCGATGTTTTCCACTTCCAGAATCTGTCCCGGATCGTTTGTGACAGTGGCATACGGGATCATGTTTTTGTTGACTAGGGTAATCGGCATACCTAACGTCAGGACCGCCCACACACTGGCCGTAATCATGCGGTTGATCGCAATCTGGTTCGGGATGAGATAGGTGATCTCACTCTCCCCATAGGCACAATTCCGCCGCCGCTCCCAACGGAATACCGACAGCGGGTACAGACGGAGTTTGGTGTCCCATTTCGCGCGGATTGTCGCGCCCTTAACCACCACAGCCGCCAGGATACGGCAGGCGCCGTCCTTGTCCCATTCCTTCCAAAACTTTGTTATCACCGTGGCCTTCCGGGTTTCCTCCGGCTCGTCGTCCGAGCGGTCCCCCGCCATATGTCCGGTATCCCGGTCTGGTTTGATGGCCTCGATATCGGATACCGGCCTCCCGTTGCGCCTTGCCTCACGGCGGAGCTCCTTCACGCTTTTCCGCTGGGCAATCAAGATATACGGCTGCTCCTGAAGCTCGTATAGGTTCGGGTCCCCGAAATACACATTTTCGATGTCCAGCACTTCACAGGCGATGTCGCCCGTAATGGGCGTAGTGCCGCTTTCGTCCGCGTATAGCCCGGTCTGGATCCGGTCGTCCCAATAGGTATACAGCACACCGGAACCTGAAATATAGGCGTTGCGAAGCGCCTGCTCCTTCAGGTCGTCCAGCTTGACCCTTTCCGCCGTGGTTTTGAAATAGTCAGTAAGGGAAGACATGGTCACGGCAGTCTCTTCCTCCGGCGGCAAACCCATCGCGTCCATGGGCGTCCTCTGCTCACCGGCATACCGGTCCCGTTCCTCCCGTGCCCGGTCGCGGATCGCCACGGTGTTGGGCACACCCTCCACCGAATAGTTGACCGTCACGGGATTGGAGCTGATGACCGCCATTTTGTAATCGCCTATCCGCTTGATGACGTTATGGCGCACCAGGGGGCGCTCGTTTCCGCACTGGGCCCCGTGCCATTGATCGCCCACATAGAAGCGCTCGTTGATCTTCCCTTGTTCATACAGGCCGCGCCTGCCCAATCCAGCCTTAAAATTTCTCCCGGATTCATACTCGCCAAAAACCTGTTCCGGTTCCCACGGTTTGCGGTCCATGTCCATTCCTCCGTTCCCCCATCCGGCTCATGCGCCTTCGGGAGCATATAGAAGCCGCCGAGTTCCCCCGGCGGCTGTTGAATCAGTATTTGTACACGAAGATCGTGTCCTTGTAGGAATTGCGAACAAACAGGTCGTAATAAAGCCGATACTGGAACAGATAAGCGTCCGCGCTCTGGTTGGTGTTAGGCTCAAACGTGCGCATACGCTCGGATTTCTTGACCAGCATGGCCGCCTTCTTCGGCAAAACGAGCAGCCCAATGTTGTTCGCTCCGGAAGCGGGAGCAAAACCGCCGGGGCGCTGATCCGGGGTCGGATTCGAGGACGCGCCGTCAGATGCGGTCTTGCCGTCGTAGAAGGTGAACGCCGTTTTCATTCGATTCGCCGCCACGGGGATGATGGGCGTACCGTTGATCGATTTTACCTGGAAATCCATGCCGCCTTTCTTGAAATTGCTGACGTTGATCTGCCGTGTGATCTCCGTAGTGGACATCATGTACCCCCACACTGTGGGATCGACAAAGCAAACGAAATCCTCGGTGTATCCGGCGGCATCCTGCGCTCCGTTGAGAGCTTTCAGGAACAAGGAATAAATCTTTGTGGACGGAGAGCTGTCCGTCACGGTATGAGTATTGGTGATGGCAGTGGTAGCCAGCTTAGACAGAACATAGGCGTCCATCTCAGGGGCAACCTTCGTCCGAACGAACTCGCTAAGGATCTGCCCGGCCAGATTCGCCACGCCGGTTTCGTCCTCGTCCTCGCGGTCAAGCTGGAAGGAACGGCCCCGGTCCATGGTCAGGGTATAGGATTTCTGATCCACAGTAATAGAGCCCTTGTTGAAACCGTCGTCTCTGTCGTAATCACCCAGACCTTGCATATCCAGGTCAGGAATCAGCACGTTCCGCGTGCCTACAAATTTCGCTCTCATGGCGTTATCGGCCAGGAAGCTTGTTTCCGCTTTCTGTATCAGAACTTTATCCAGCTCCCCGGACAGTTTAGAGTTAAAATCAAGAGTATTGAGTGCCATCTTCTGTTGTCATCCTTTCTTTATTTCCAAACCCCCGCCATCATCGCCTCGATTGTGGGGTTTGCGGTTTCTCCCGACCCTGCGGCCTGGGGACCAGGGGATGCTTTTGACGCTGCTTCTTGTGCCGCTTTGGCAGCCGATGCCTTCCTGGCATTGGCGTGTTGGTAGCGGAGATATGCGTCGGTCAGGGAAATTCCCTTATTGACTGCCATGTCCACTACCGGCTGCGGGACCTGCTTAAATTCCGCCACGTCCGGGAATTCGGCCTTAAGCTCCACAAACTCATTGGCCAGCCGTTCCGTCAGGCCCGCCTTGTCCTTTTCCGGAGCCTTGGATTCCTCTTCTCTGGCGTTGGCGTACCGGGCGCTCCACTTGTCTTTTTCGGCCTCATACAGCCGTTTTGCAAGTGCCTCGTTCCCGCCGCACTCTTCCAGTATGGATTGATAGAGCTGCTTGTCCTGGCCATCCACCAGGGCGTCCACCATCTCCTGTACGCTCTTTTGGTTCGCCGCCGCCAAATACCGGATCTTGTCCAGCGTTGGGGACAGCTCGTCAAATTTGAGCCCCTTTTGAGCCAATGCCTGCGCCTCTTCGAGCGTCAGCTCCCGGCTCTCGTGGTTGTACCGTACAGGGATTACGATTGGCTGCCCGTCTCCGGGCTGCACGTCCTGCTCCGTGTCAGCGGCCGGTGTGGTGTCCGCCGCCTCCCCGGTCTCGTCCGTGGGTTCCGCTGCTGCGGTGGCTGTGCTTGCGGGTTCCGCCTCTGGTAGGGCTTCCGCCGGTTGCATGATTGTCTCGTCCATGTCTAATGCTCCTTCCGCCCATGGTAAGGGCGTTTTATTCGACAGGCCCGGACTGCTCCGTGCCGTCGTAGGTTAAAAAATTCCGCCATTCCCGCAGGGCCTTTTCCTCCGGCGCTATGGCGGTTGTTTTCGCGCCGTGCGGGATTTTTCCCGGCTTTTCCGTCTTCGGGTGGCCCCTCTCCCGGCCCACGGCAAGGCCGCATAAAAACGCCGCCAGAATCCATCCGGCGGCCGCTATCAATACTGTGGCTATGCTCATACATCCCATCCTCCCCGCATATCTCCCGCTGTAACGCCGGTCGGGGTACCCCGCCTTTTTGGCGGCGGGTCCGTGACCCTGCGCCGGATATACGGCTCCAGGGCGTACCTCATCGCGTCCATCAGGTGGTTATTATCGTCAATCGGCTTGTTGATCTGGTTGCCCTCTTTGTCCTTGTCCCAGGTGTAGCTGCTGATTTCGGACGCAAAGTGGACGCAGCGCGGATGGATCACAATCCGGTAGTCCTGGATATACTGGATGCCGTTGAGGATACTGTCCCGGCCCTTAGCGGCCGGTTGTATCCGCAGCCCCAGGAACCGCAGCTCGTCGTTGCTCTTCGGCTCGGCGCTGTCCGCGATGATCCGCTCCTTGCCATAGCCCTTTTCGGCCACGCGGTCGCATATGTCCCGGTTGCTCATCCCTCGCTCGTAAAACTCGTCATATACCAGCAGCAGTCGCCTGGGAACATGGATCAGGCCGCAGAAAAACGCCGTGGGATCGTTGGTATACCCATAATCCAGGCCGAACGCCGACCGGATGAGGGGGATTTTCCGGGCTTTGTCGATGTCAAAATCCCGGACCTCCCACCGATCATAGACCAGCCCGTCCGCCACACCCCAATTTCCAAGCCCCGCCACGGCGTATTTCCGTGGGTTTTCCCGGCGCATCCTCTCATAGATTGCCAGGTCAGCCGCATCCAAAAACTCATTGCACCGGTAGTCGGTGCTATAACAGACCACATTGTCCGCCGGTGTATCAAAAAACCTCTTTTTCAGCCAGTGGCGCTCGCTCCACGGGTTAAAGGTCAGCGTGGTTTGCTTGAACAGCGGGGGCTCCACGTTTCCGCGCGGGACAGACAGGTCCAGCAGGTCAAAGGCGTCCTCGCTGTCGATTTCATACGCCTCTTCCACCCACACCCAGCACAACGAGCCGGTGGAAACCGTAGTGGATGCCAGCTTGAGCGGATCGTCAAAGCCACGGAACAATACCTTTTGCCCCGTAGGTATATAGGTCAGCTCCAACGGGGAGGTGGTGGCCCTCCAATAATCGGATACCCCTAGTTTTTGTATCGCCCATTTAAGCTGCGCAAAGGTGGATGTCCGGTGGGTGTCGCCAATTTTACGCACCACCAAAAGGTTGCTGCCCGGATATTTCATGATCCGCCATATATGGTTGAGCGCCGTAGTGGTGGACTTTTTCGACGCCTTGCTCCCTTTCAGCACCCGATACCGGGACTTGCACCGCCAAAAATCCCCATACCCTCCGCCCACAACGTCCGGGAGGTATATCTTATTTGAGCTCTTCATCGCCGCAGATCACCACCGGTATGGAGCCGGTCAGCGTCACATTGCTCACAAAACCACCCGCAGCCTTAGCCCGCAGTTCTGACGCCTTCAAGCGGTCTTTTATGTCGGCTTCTTCGTCCCGCAGAACCTCCGTCCAAAAGGCGTTGATCTCTGCCATGTCGGCAATCCTGGGGGCCTCTAGCACGGCATCCCGGTCTTTGATGTAATCCCCAAGTTTCCCCAAGTTTTCGGAGCCGATGTTTTGAAACGCTTTGTCGCTCTTAGCCTTATATCCCGCCAGCCTCGCCGCCTCGGTGGCGGTATGTCCCTGCTTGTAGTAATCGATCCATGCCTGTTGTTTTGCTGTCAGCTTCATCCGCCCACCTCCTATATCACCACTGATTTAGTGGCATTCACATTTCCATCTCCACCTATTTGGTTATTTTGCCAATTGATTTGCCACCAATTTGGTGGTATACTGTGCTCACAGACAAAAAACGAAGGAGCTGGAGAACATGACATATAAAATCTACTCCCGCCTATATGAATCGGCAAAGAATTGCAGAGACCTCGAATCCTTTATAGCAAATAACCCGAGTATACACCTGGATGACCTCAAAGCGATTTATTTGTTTGCATCCAATCCGATCAAGTCCTCGATCTCAGCCGCAAATATGTCTCAGCGTGATTTCGCCGCCGAATACGGGATTCCGCTTCGCAGCATCGAAAACTGGTCCAGAGGGGCAAGCGAGCCGCCCACATACTTACAGCAACTTATCACATATGCGGTATTTACAAATCAAAGGAGTGTGTCAAAGATGAACGTACTGAACAAAATGGAAGAAATTTATGGAAGCGATTTGTCCCTTGCGGCTGTCCAGCTTTGCAATGATGAGGATGCCGATATCATCAAGTCGTACCAATCTAGTTGGGACGCAGGCGAATCCTTTACCCAGGCAGGCATGAGCGCCCTCTATTCCGCCCCTCGCGCCGAAGATTCGGAGGAGGAAATCATCGCCTGTGTGGATGCTTTGTATCAAGCTCTGATCCTGGCCGTCAAAAAGCATTGGGCTTCCGCCCTGTCGAGAAACGAAGCCGTGACACTCTGCAACACTCTTCTCAATGCCCCTGGTGGAAACGGCGTCTTTACAATCTGCAAGGATGCCCATGTGTCCTGCTACGACCTCGCGGAAGCCTGGAACTCCGCCCATCCCAACGACGAGCAAATCGAGTATCATCCAGCGAGTATCATCTAAAGGAGGTCAAAACATGAACGTCATTATCTACACGGTAAAAGGCATGGACTATTACCAGCTCGGCACACCGGCAAAGCATACCTTATCCGAGCCAACCATTTCCCGCGAATGGATAAGCCGCGCGGAATATTCCCTTCCCAGTGGTTACGAGGTATCCGAATCAAACGACGGAATGCCGGAAATTTATGACGCCCACGGAAGGCATTGCCCCATTTCAGACGGGCCAAACGAAAACCCACTGCTTGTTGACATCAATACCCAGTCTGGCTACGTGGAGCTAAATAAACTACGCGACATCCCTTGGTAATCCATCCAGGGCGGCCTTATCGGCCGCTCTTTATTTTTTGGGGGTCGCAATGCAATACATACGGGATCCCGTGCGTCTTACAGTAGTCGATTTCGGCCTTGCATCCGGTACTGTGCTCCCAGTCCCCATATACCAGCATCTTGTCGCACACCTTCAGAAGCTCCAGGCACATCCCCAGACCATGCAGATAGTCCACCTTGTCATAGAGATAGCCTAAGCAATGTATAGGGGAGATATATACGTTGGCCTTATCTTTTACGGCCAGCGCCTCGGCAATCCGCTCGATTTCCGCCTTGTTTCCCGGCTCCCCGCCATAGGGATGGGATATGTAAATCCTCATAGCCTTGCCGTCATCCCTCTCTTATGTCCGTCCAGGTAGATTACAGGCGAGTCCTTGCTGGTTGGTTTGTACTCCTGGATTTCCCCGTATCCCCCATAGTTCAGGGCCGCCGCCGTGTTGACAAACAGCTTGGATACCGGCGCAACGCTCCGGTTCGCCTCACAGGTGCGGTAAAAGCCTTGTTTCATCACCATCGGCAAATGGGTGTGGGAATGGATATACACGTCCGCGTCCACAATGCTGGCCATATCCGCCAGACGGATCGCCTTGGCTCCTTCCTTTCTTCCCCCTCCGGACCCGTGGTTGATATACAACGAATAGGTCATGGGCCTCCCATCCGATTTCCGGCGGCTGCACCGTCCAAAGCTAACAAACAGCAGCGCCGCGCCAGGGGCAAACCGGTCATACAAACCCATCTGCCGGGTAAACACCTCCATGAGGTCAATGCCCTCTTTGTTGTAGGTCCTCCGCTCGTGATTTCCAGTGGTGACGGCCAGTATCTTATCCTTGACTGGCTCGAACAGCTCCACCGCCCTCTGGATCTGCTCCATCGGGGGCAGTACCTCGCTGTAGCAGTCCGACACGCTGGTCTTGGTAGCGTTGTTGAGGATATCTCCGTTGAGGATGAGGGCTGTGTCCGGTTCTTCCTGCACGGATTTCAGCCGTTCGCGGATGAGAGGGAGGTCACAATGCGCATCCCCGATATGCAAGTCGGCCATCACCTCAATTTTCAATGCGCCGATCGTATCTGGAAGCCTTGCTCGTATGGTTGTCATCCGCCCACCTCGCTTTTTGTGTTCCCGCCTACCCATCCGCCGGCCATTATGTCCGGCACAACAACAATACATATCTGGATATAGATTCAGATATGCCGGTCTCTCCCGGCTGTCACGCCTGCTTTGTGGGGCGACGTTACACCCTCCAGTTCCCATGGAGTAGGGGCCTGCCGACGGGCTCTGGTGCTATTGTCGAGCTTAGTCGACGCGCCTGCCAATTTCTTGCGGAAATACTGGCTTTCAGCCCTGTACGCTGTCGGCTTTGGCATTTGGTTGCGGATGCTGGACTTGCACCAGCGTTCTCCGACTTATGAGGCCGGTGAGATACTGCTTCTCTAATCCGCCACAACAAAGAGGACGCCCCACATGGGACGCCCTCTCATTTCTTTACGTATACACTATATCACAGACCAAACATAACATTCTATAACATGATTTCCGATATGGCCTTTTTATGCAGACGATATATTTGCATGTAGCTATAGCTCATTTCAATCGCGATTTCTTCAAGTTTTAGTCCGTCTATGTATCGATACATCATGACGTCCCTCAGCTTCTCATCATCCATCTGTTTTACGGCGGCCTCGATCCGGCGGCAAAGATCAATCTGTGCATCAATTTCCCGGTTTATGTCTTGTTCCAAATCTACGATCTGGCATACGGCATTTTGTATTTTATCGCAGCCTCCCGCTTTCGGCATATCTGAGTATACCGGGGATATTGCCTCGGCTTTTTCCTTCCACTTCTTTTTCTCGTCAAGCAGCCTTGCTATACGTTTTTCCAATCCGATATACTGCTTCAATATCGCTTTTTTCTCTTCATTCGTCATGGTTCCCTCCCGTAAAACCGCCGCAGCTTTCGCCAATGAACCCCAAACCACTGTACAAACGAATCATATCCGGACGGAGGTGGCGGGATCACGGGACAGCCATCCGTGCCCGTCACTGCCCGGACATACTCGCACTTTCGGCTGCATACCCCTCCATTTAACCAAATGCATCCATTTTTGATACAGACCAGTTTATCCACTCCTAGCACACCACCCAACCATAAAGGCCATCCCTAGCGAGGCGAGCCAGACCGACAGGATTGGTGCGGATATTATCATGGTGTGGCCTCCTCATAATTAGCCAAAAAGGTATCTATCGTTTTACCCAGCGTATCCATCACCCTGCGCATATCGTCCTCCCAGGTTTTGAGATCAGCTGTCCATCCACACTTAGGGCATGTAAGCGGCCCGCCCTGGCGGTTATATGTGTGACCGCCACATTTGGGACAAGTGCCATCGGCAAATATCATCATGGCGTGGCCTCCTTTTACTCTGTATGTCCACACTCTTGGCAAGTGCATACATCGGCCTCGATATCCCATTTTATTTTTGCAGACCCACATTTTGGGCAATACGGTACTGGACCTTTTGGCCCCGGAGGATCACCGTGAAGAAAGTGTACGTCAATTTTGTCTTTTTTACGATCGTCAATCAATTTGTCAATAAATTTTGACACTTGCTCCATCTCGGTTTCCCAATCCTCGCGATTCCATACCCACCCGCACTCATGGCAGCGCGGCGGGCCTCCATCTAGACTAGATGTATGTCCTCCGCATTTTTCGCATTCGCCGTCGATAAGCATCATCATGGTGTGGCCCCCTTTATAATTTCCTGCAACAAAACATGTTTTCCAGGGCGAATGGACGGCAGAACATGAACGTTGGGTTTTAAAATCTCTTGAACAGCATGATTGTTGTCACAGATGATTAGTCCTCCTTGTATATCTCTATAAACCGCCTCAGATTGTGGATACCACCGCAAAATTGTCATCGCGTCTTCAATATCCGCCGCGGAGAATCGGGGCACCTTCTCCACTGATTCTGGATGTTCGATAGCCCAGGCGACAGAATTTCCGATGTTCTTTCGGTTCCTATCCTTCCCAGAAGTTCGTTCCACGAGCCCTTCGGCATTGATGTATAGCGGATTTGTGGTACCTTTCGGATAATGGATGCGGAACCATTCTCCAACCTCGACATCCAATATATCGCATATACGGGGCTTCTCTGCTTTTTTCATGCGGGACCCCTTATCTTCCATGCTACGTAAATCCAAATCAACAACAACATGGTTGGGATCATTATTTCTATTCGTCATTTTGCCTCCTCCTTTGGCGGTTCCGGAAGGGACATCCAGTGGGTGACAACCCCGTCGATAAGCATCATCATGGTGTGGCCTCCTTGATCTCTCCGTTGCGCATATCACATAATCCGTCCTTGCACCAATGACTATGAGCATATAACCCTTCCTTGCGCATCTCTGCGTTTGCCGTATTTGGCACCCAACATTTGCACGACTCGCAATATAAGCTAAACGGCCCTCCGGACTTTGGAGCGACATTACTATACAGATGATAGTTTTTCTCGCCCTCCATCGGCGGTGCCGGAAGGGGGCGGAAATGATCGTCTCCGCCAGCGCACATATTGCACTCATAGCACGGCTTGCAATCTTTTAACGCACAACGACTACATTTTTTCACCCTCCCGCTCCTCTCCTGCTAGTTCAGCCGCACAAGCGGCATACCCGGCCAGATCGATATAGTTGTCGTCCTTGCACTGCCCGGATTTGATACGGGCAATTTTTAACAGCGCCATCATGATAGGCACATCGTGGGCATCGATATGCGTCTCGAGATAATTTGACCACAACTCAGCTATGCTCGCAAAGTTGTTCTCTGGCGCACCATATTGGGCTTCTCGATCTGTACACACAATTTTAGCTGCCCGCTCCAACGTCTCTTTACGCGTCATCCTGCCCACCTCCTATCAATTCCGGGTTATCATGGATGTTGCCGATAATTTCACTGTCGTCCCACATTTCCTCGAGGTACAGCAGTTCTGCCGGAGGATCATAAAACTGTAACATATGTGCAGAATTGTTTTCATTCCAAACCACAAGAAATATTCCGTCACGGCTTTTCCCGATGTCGCCTTCAAACACTTTCCCGGTTTTAACATCACGGCCGGTGTACTGCCCAATCGTATCCGTATAGACCGTGTGTTTTTCTATGTCTCCGAGATTTTCACCACCATAGATGATCGAAAAATCCCCAGGGCCTTGTAAAACCCCACCGTATACCCACCGACCCGGCAGCTTGTCGCCTTTCATATTAACTTTTTCGCCACGTCGCCTCGTCTGGCCACGGAATAAAATCTCACGCATTATCCTCACGCCTCCTTCCGTAACTGCAAAAATCATCTGGCAACCACCCGTCGCTGGAGTTCCATCCGCAAATATGATCAGGTAAGTAATACTTGCACTCCCGACAATAACATCCGCCCGCCGCATGGATGGGGTCGATGGTTGGTTGTGCCGCCAAAAGCTTAACCACCGCATTTCGGCAGTCCGCGGCAAAATCGCTTATTCCAACAAATACGTCCGATGGGTTTACTTTGTCTGCGTCAATCAGTCCCATTTCTATTCCCTCCATCCATCTTTGCCCCGCAGTTGGGGCAGTACGAGAATACCGTTCTGTGCTCAGGAATACTCCAATACCACCCACACACAGAGCATCTCATGTGATCTCGTTGTGGGCTTTCTTCCGTGCCATCATTAAATACAATCCACCGCCCGTGCCGAACCTCCACCACGTCGGCGGCGGGAGCGTCATAGATATTCTCCACGTCAACAACCATCTCCGCAAATTGTGGATCACGTGACCAGCTCTTATTATACTGATGCGATAACAACGCCTCCCGCTCTATGTACTCAGCCATTGTCTGTCCTCTCACTTTCCCTTTCGGCAGCTATTAGGTCTTCATATGTCATATCCTGCAAAGTTTCCCCTCGCAGTGCCATTGCCGCTAGGTCTGCCAATTCGTCGATCAGAGCCATCAACCCTGTTACGGTCCGGTATCCATCGTAATCAATGGCAATGGCGATGATTAGATCGAGGTTTTTTTCCATGGCGTTGACTTTTTGGGCCATCTTGTTCCAGGCCGCTTCGTCCACTTCGTTTAATTGACATATCATGTTCCCATCATCATCATAGTTTTCGGTCGCCAGAGGGCATCCATCGCACCCACTCGGCATGTCGAGAAATACGTCACACATCTTTAAAGCAGCTTCTTTATATGTCATTGTCATCGCCTCCTTACGCATCAAAGGCAACGGTTTTCCCGTTGGCGTCCGTGCTGTAATTATAAACGTACTCTGCTTTGGAACCGTCCTCGAACGATATGACGATACTCTTGGGGTACGCCTTGCCTTTACGATAGTGCGACGCCACATTACCTTCCGATACATCCCGGTGCATCTCCTGGCAGGCATTGACTTTTTCCGGGTTCTGTGCGGTTTTCCCGCATATATCGCATACATAGTACTTTTTCTCAATCGTTTTCATGTTGTTCCTCCTTTAGTCCGGCAGCCCTACAATAAGTGATGTAATCCTCATATCGGATAAGTACTGTATCGAATTTATGCCACTTCTTGCAAAAACCAATCTCCATTTTTACCGGCTCGTCGACTTTGCAGATTCCTCCGTTACCATATTCAGACTTTTGCCACTCTGTCAGTGAGTATATCTCGGCATTATTCGGGTATAGAGTATATCCGCCGAAAGATCGCTTTTCATCATCCTTCGTTCGGCGTCCCCAGAGGACGCACGGCATTCCGAACCTCCATCTGTATTCCGTATGCTTTATGCTCACGGCAAGCAGATTTCTTTCATTCATCCTTCTCCTCCTCACACACCCACGATCCGCATGTATACTCCGGCGCTACCAATACAAGGCCGTTTTTCCGCCTTCCGCCCTCGGGAGGAATCGCCTTGATCCAGTAGCAATCCTCCGCCATGGCGCAATTATCGCAATAGTCCCGCCTCCGGCAGATTTCGCACGTGCTTAACATGGTGTCACCTCAATTTCCACATGCGGGTCGGCTTTGTCCAGTCCGCACCGCAAAATAAGCTCAATATGGTTAAAGCTGTCGTCCTCGATAATCCCGGCCGATTTCAGGCCGTCCAGGAGCATTTTCCCGCTGTAATTGTCAGGATCCCGGCGTCGCTTATCCGGGAAATAGTACGTCAGTACCACACGGGCACGGGGCAAAGGGTTCCGTGGCTTTGGACGGCAGCATAACGCGATCCGTTCCGCCCACATCTTTTTGGCCCGCTGGTAATCCCGGTAATTTGTCCGGCCTATGTATTCGTTGTTGCTCGGCGGTATACCCGGTATGGTGTAGGTCATCCGCTCACGTCCCTCTCATAAACCGGGATATATCCGGATACCATGTCCTCATAGGCGGACAGGTCCATGGAGGTTTCTTTTTGGGGCTTATTGGGGTTCAATTTTCCCTTGTCCTGTTCCCGTGAGAGCCAACCGGTAATAAACCGCATAACCCCGGATTTGGTTTTTCGCTTGGTTTTGTTCGCTTGGCTCCACCCGACCATTTCTCTCAATTCCTGCATGACATCTACGGCTGGATACAGTTTTTTCCACTGGTCTATTTGTGGTTGTGTGACTGGATATTCCGATCCATCGTTGAGCGGAATGCCAATTACGGCGGGGAGAGGCGAAGCCTGCTCACCGCTATCCGTATCTCGAATACGAATAGGATTCGGATTGGATTGGATTACGGGAACATCTGCTTGCATCTGCTTGCAAATGATTTCACATGCATTCACGCCGTTTGGATCAGGATATCGGCTCTTTCTGGCTCGGACCGTTTGGTGGACTTCCCATGTCGGGAGATATAGGTAGGGCTTACTGTCACAGGTGTACAGCTTCACGCAGCCTATATCCGCCAATCTCTTAAGCGCACCTTCTATGTCTTTGAGCGATAGCCGCTCCTTCAGCGGGAAAAGCCTGGATTTCAATATAGCCGGCCTTGCGTCAAATCTTCCGTAATCGTCGCAGTTTACTAACAGCCGATGAAAAAAGCATTCTTCAAACCAGCTCATATCGTCAATGCTTTCACTGGTGCAGATGGATTCTTTCAAAATTCGGTTAGGCACTCGCCCTCCCCCTCCCGTACCGGCACCAGTCGCCGGAAAACTCGTATTTATGGTATTTGCAAACTGTGCAATGCTTCATATGTACCATATCCCGGTAAGCGGGGCAGTGGATATAATGGGGTGTATCCACTGTGATCCCCAGCTTCCGGCAGACGGGGCAGCCGTCAGAACGGGAGTTCATCATTGCCCACGATCTCCTCAAAATCGCCCTGAATGTCCGGGCTATGATCGTACCCTGCCACCTGCTTGGTCTCGCCGGATTCGGCCTTTTTCTCGGCAAAGAATACGTTGTCCGCCACCACGTCGAAGGCGGTGCGCTTGTTGCCGTCCCGGTCGGTGTACTGGCTGGTCTGGATCGACCCCTGCACCGCGACGAGCTGGCCCTTGCGGAAATACCGGCTGACGAACTCGGCCGTGCTCCGCCAGGTGACGATGTTGATGAAATCGGTCTGTTTTTCCTGGCCCTTGGGGGTATAGGTGCGGTCCACCGCGATGCGGAAGCTGCACACAGATACCCCCGATTGTGTGCTTTTCAGTTCCGGATCGGCTGTCAATCGGCCCATCAGGCATACACTGTTGAGCATGTTATCCTCTCCATTCCCGCTCTATCTGGTTTTCCAGTATGCGGATTTGTAGTTTGTATGTGTTTATCGCCTCTTTTGCCGCGTCATAATTCGTCTCGGCGCAATCTCGCGCGAATTTTTTGGCGGCGATTTCCGCGGAGCCCCTGCAAATGTCGGAAATAATCGTGACTGGCGTACCCTTATCCCGCTCGATCAGGATTTTTTGGGCCAGTGCCACACGGTAGTCCCGTTCTGCCTGCGCATGTGATCGGCCTCGTTCCCCGAGTTTCCTCAGAGCGGTATCCAACAATCCAACCTTTGCCGCCAGTTCGTTCATCAAATCCTGTCCACTCATAGGTAATTCCTCCCGAACACCTCCATAAAGGCGTCGTGTCCGTATTGATCCTCAAATATAGCCTGATATTCCCGTTTTAAACGCAAGTCATTTTCCCGGTTGTGATGTACTCCGTTCGGCGGCTCGTTATGACACCAATGACAGAGATCGGCAACCATTCCAAACTTTTCTGATGCTTTTCTGTTGGGCCCTCCGAACACATGATGTTTCTCGATCCAGTAATATGACCCGCAGATTCGACACTGTCTCATGAGGCCTGCCACACAAAGGCCCGGCAGTTCTTAGTATCATTCCAAATAGATAGTGCCGTTATCTTGTGAGTCTCAGTTATCAAGATTTTCTCTACTCTAAACCGGTCATGCGTGGTTTTTTTGCCGTTACGGTCACAAAGGTTCAGTTTGCTTTCAGGCACCCATATAAACGGCGCCGTATACAGCTCCCTTCCAATACCCCAATTAAAACAGGCCCGCTTGAAGCTGTCGGAGCATTCCCCTTTTTCCTTTTCGGTATTACTTTCCGTTCCGCAATCCGCTTTTCTGATCCACTGGTCTTTTTTGTCGTCCCAGATCGATACTTCACAATGCAGGCTGCCCTTTACCTCATAGTGCCGTCTCTGCCAGTTTTCGGGCCCGAGAGTTTCGTCCAGGATGTTCATGTCGCAACGGGCGTCTTTGTATAATAGCAAAGAGCACCCTTTTTCGCTTACGGTAGAAACTCGGCAATCGATTTCATCCGCATCGAGTACCCGGAATTTCATCGGATCACCAGCCCTTCCTTTTCGACGAGGGCGGCTCCCGACACCAATGTCCCAGATGCGATAGCCGCTTTAATGGCGTTTTTGTCCGCCTCCCGCTTGACCCTGATATACTGCTCCGGGGCGGAGTCATAAAATACATAATCGTCAATCTCCACCGATTTCGAGCACCGAAAGAATGCTTTACAACGGGAAGTCTCGAATTTATCGCGTCCGGACATACGCATACAGCTCGCTATGTACTGGTCCAGGCGTGACGCTTTGGCCTCCTTGGCCTTGCGCCGCTTACTTAGGGATTCTTCCTCGAATTTGATGGCCTTTGCTTCTGACAACAGGTTTTTGCGGTAGCAGATGATATTTTCAAGTTTCTCCTCCTCGGCCATTTTTAGGGCGTCAAGGCTGGATTCATCCGCTAAAACTTCTCCAGTATCCTCATCTACCACAAATCCCGTATCTAAAATCCGGGCGATCTGGTCCCGTATCTCATACAGTGTCATGATTCCGTGCCTCCTTTACCGCCTTATCATATTCTTTTCGCCAATAATCTTGCGCCGTCTTGGCATTATCCAGCAGTTCCCTCAGTTCGGCGATCTGTGCCGCCTGTTGGACGATGATCTCTTTTAACTCCGTTCCCAGCATATACACTTGACATTTCTCCTTTTTTCCCTCATAATGAGGGTGGTTGATTATTTTTTGCGCGTCGTCGTCTGTGTGCCACCACAGGCGGCGATCTTTTTATGTATGCATACTGACACGGCGACCAGTGCGGCGCCGATACAGGCAAATGCGGCGGATTCCCCGAAGGGCATCTCTCCGCAGTCGCTTGCCCCGGCAGCCCCCAGCGTCATAAACATGCCCAAGATACCTAGCACGGCCGACACTGCCGGAAAAACACGTTTCACGATGCCTCCCCCTCCCTATTTCTGATTTTCAGCCCGCACAACGCCCTGATTAGATCATCTTTTGTCATGGAGGACGCCATGCGCGTTAGGGCCTGTGCGTTTTTTGATTTCCTCAGCGCGGCGGATATGGCTTGTTCTACGCACTGTCTTGTGACCCCGTAGACGTCCGCGATGTCCTGATGCGTCATACCTTTCATCCGGCAGATCACATAATTCCGCGTTTTCTCCGTCAAACCGCCGAGATCAATGGTTGATAGCTCTTTTCGGATTTCCTGCATGTGGTCCATCCTCTTCGCATCCGATTTCGATTTATTCCAACACGCCGGGCAAATCCCCCTTTTTGACTTTGTAAAACTTCCGCACATTGCACACGGGGCACCCGTGGCCATAACGTTCGACAATCCGATGGAAACGGCGTGATTGGCGTTTTCTTTCCGCGTTACCCATTCCAGGTTCTCCGCCCGGTTATCGTGCGTATCCCCGTTTTTATGGTTTACCTCCGGCAACTTTCCAGGATTCGGTATAAACGCCGAGGCAACCAGACGATGGACATACGCATGGTTTTGTTTGCCGTTTTCATAGTAGGACACGATTTCATAATTCCGGTTTCGACCGGCACTGTAAACCGTTGCCTTTTCACGGTACCCTTTTTTGATCCTGTATACCTCTCCGGTATCTGTTACCTCAAACCTTCCCGCAAGCACCACTTGACTTCGCAACGCTTTTCCCTCCTTTCTGGTTGTATATCGTCAGGTTTCGTCAAGCTTGCCCCATTACTCGAATTGTGATAACATTCAAATCGAGAAAGGGGGTGAAGCAAATGAAACGGTATTATGCAAATCTGCTTGGAAAATGGACTGATATAACCGAAAATGGAACAGTAGAAGACGGCAAGTCACCGAGCATATATTTTGAGGAAATGCTGACGTTCCAAAACGGAAGCACTGTTGCAGAGTGCTTTAAATACGGTTACATCAATGTTCAGTACGGTGGAAAGAATTATCAAATCCATCCATCGTGTATCCAAATCGTAACTTCGGACGATTCAGATGCTTTCATAGCTCAAGTCTAAGCAATCTCTCCACCGCCTCGGAATTGTCGAGTTTAATTCTCGCCCGTTCCGAGGCGAACGCTTTTTCCACAGCTTCCCGCACCTTGCACCATTCGCTGTACTTAAGTCCTACAACGGCCAGTGCAATTGTTTTCATACGTTCATCCAATACTATCATGCTCCTTTTTGCTGGTCTGCGACTTCCCGCTTTCTCTTTCATGGGCACTCCCCAAAGGGCAATACAAGGTTTTAACGTTTTTCCCTCACCTCCTTATACCGGCAGCTTCTACGGCT